ATGAATGAGTTAGGAGCGTTTATCCCACTACCTGGATTTGGTGCTGATGATTATATCAATATGCTTAAACTAGAATCAGTAGCTGTAAGTAGTACAGTAACTAACTTAGGTAAAGCATTCTTTAATCTAGCAGGATTGTTAACAGGAGATCCGTCTACAGAATATAAACGAGATGTGGGACCTTATGAGTGGCAACAAGAAGGTGCACCTAAGATTCTAAACTTTTTAGCAAAAACTGGTGGTTTAAACGGAAAGCAGATCGAGGGAGCAAATGCATTAAAAAACTTTGAAAGTGCACAAGAACGTTTCAAATAAGAAAATTCTTTTGTATATTATATATGTAAACAACTAAAAATAAGAACAATGGCTTTTATTGACATCTTTAATTACAAGAAGTATTTTAGAAAATCTTCTGACGCAACTGTAGCAAGAGTAGGACACGTTAACAAACTTGCAGAAAAAGTTACTCCTGTTGAGTATGTAACTCAGTTGACTAGTAATACTACTCCTGTAGAGATTAATGCTCCAGTAGGACAAATAACTATGTTTGGTCTATTATCTGGTTCTAACTCTTTTAGAGTAGATAATGATAGAGTAAAAACAGACAGTGTTGTTATTGCTAGTATAGAGTATTCAAATCTTGCAGATAGATTAGACTCAGTACTTGCAGCACCTGTAAATGTTGTTGATGGCAGTTTTGATATTGCTTGGTCTACAGCAACATCAACAACAGGAGCATTAAAGATTAATTTTATAGTACTATAATATGGCTTTTGTAAATATATACAAACTGTCTGACTATATAAAAGAAAAGACAGATGCGTTGCTTGCTAGATACGGGCACGTGAATGCTCTTGCTGAGATACTTGCACCTAGCATTGGTACATATGACGTTCAATCATCTACAGATGCTGCTATTACTGTTCCTTTAAATAAAAAAGCAGGTATTATTCAAAATGTTAATATGGCTTTTGGAACAACTATAAAGTTACAAAACTCATATGTTAATGAAAATAGCATAGTTTTTTATCATATTGTACCTACAAATACTACCGAACTAACTCAAATAAAATCTGACTTAGGAATGGTAAGAGATATTTCAAATACAAATGATTTAAACTTTATGATACTTCCTCAAGTAGGTCAGAGAGTCACAGGAGATATACATTTTTGGATATTTAATTAATATGAGACAGTATACCGCAAAGGAACTTAAAGCAGAGTTTGAAAGACTAGGTTATTCATGGCCGGTATTTCATCTTATAGGTATTAGATCTAATGCTAATGCTAAGAATCAGTTTGATGACCTTATTGGTGTAGTTGAGAAAGATAACATCACATGGTATACTTGTACTACTAATCCAGGTACTCACTGGTTACAGAACCTACTTAATCCAAAAGGAGCAGCATTACTCAAACCCGGACAATGGGATGATTGCTGGCAGGTAGGTTTACATCAAGGTAAGTATGAAGCATTGACTCAATGCAAACCTGTTACTGTATATAGAGATGGTAACAAAAATGATGTAGCAGAAGAATCCGCAGTAACAGAGACTGGATTATTTGGTATCAATATTCACCGTGCTAATCCTAGTATAGTATCTAAACTTATTGATAAATGGTCTGCAGGATGTCAAGTTCTTAATGACCCAAAGCAGTTCAATGAACTACTTAATAAATGTAAGAAGTCTGGATTCAGAAGATTTACATATACTCTCCTGAAAGAATTCTGATGAAGAAATTCTTTTATGATATGTTTAGTTCAAAGGGAGAACTCTCTAGTAAAAGAGTATCTGCTGTATTCACATTAGTTAATGTTATTATACTAGCATACATTGCTACATTCAGAAATGATGATCACATCACCCCTGAGTTTATGTTTGACGCTCTTTGTTTAATATCTGGTGGTGGATTAGGACTTACTGTTATAGAAAAAATTTTTGATAAGAAAAACCCAAAACCAACTAACAATGACGGAGGAGACTCAGCATCAAATTAAAGAGATAGCAATACTAGTACTAATAGTTATTGTAGGAACTATCTTTATGTACCAGATAGTCTGCTGCGGTAAAGATCATAAAGATGCTGTCACCTACAGAAGTAAACTTAGTGCGGATAGTCTAACTATTGATTCTTTAAAGATGAAGATTACTCATGACAGTCTTGCTCATGCAGATAGTCTAAGAGCATTGCATATTAAAAAACTTAATAATAAAGATGATGCAAACAAAAAGAAACGTGATGACGACCGTGCTATTGTTAAGTATGCTACTGATGAGCAGCTTGACAGTCTTTGGTCAATTTACTCCCCAAAGATTAACCATTAACGGTAAACCCGGAATATTCTTAACTCCTGAACAGGAGAAGAGTCTTCTTGATGCAATGATAGATTATAAATACTGTTCTAGTAGTATACTTCTAAAGGACAGTATAATCTTTGAATTGAATAAATCTATTAAGGACAAAAACTTTGAGATTAATTTATTAACACTAGAATATAACAAATGTATAGGTGATGCAAAAACCTATGTTAAAAATTATAATGATCTCTTAGAAGTACACAATAAGCTGATTATTGACCATGAAGTGTTAAAAACTAAAAATATTACTATTAAAAATTGGACGTTTGGATTAGCATGTAGTACCTTAATGCTAGGTACTTTGCTAATTCTCACAAATTAATGGACAGTAATTTTTATTTTTTAAGAGCACAGATACGTGTAATGAATCCAGAATGGACTCAAGAACAAATCAATGAAGAAGTTAAACGCATCATGGAAAAAAACAATGACTGGCATGATAATGAAGATGATGGTTGTTTATATTGCGGATCTTAGTTATATTGTTATATGAACAAAGAATCTTTTAAACCAGAAAACAACAAGCTTGATGCTATTATCAAACAAGCTCGTACACAAAAACCTAAACAACCTAAGAATCCAAACGTATGGCAAAGGTAAATACTAGTAAAAATAACTACGCACCCACAGGCACTCGTAAGAAGCGCCCGGGGGTTGTAGCTAAAAAGAAAGCGAGTAAACTAAAAACCAGTAAGAACTATTTAAAGCGTTACCGAGGTCAGGGGTAAACTTATATTCTTACTTTATCGTCTTAAAAGTAAACTTAACGGTTTACTTTTTTTGTTCTAAGATCTCTTTAATCTTAGGTGGTGAATACAAGTTAGATTTAAGAATCTTACCATCCTCTCTCAGGATAGGTAGTCCATCTTCTCCTAACTTACTCATGTTAGATCTCTGTATCTCTTCGAATACTTCCACGATCTTGTCTTGCATACCATGTTTAAGAATGGTGCCCACAAGTATATATAACTGGTCACCAAGAGCATCAGCGATACCCACCAAATCATTATCACGACATGCCATAAGGTATTCAAATAGTTCTTCAGCTTGTAGATCATGTCTTAGTTGGTATTCTTTTTCTCTGATTAAACTTGGTTCTGATGCATAGTGTTGTCCGAATACATCATGAAAGTGCTTTACAGCATCTATAATATTTTTCATAATTAATAACTAGAATAATACCACTCATCATAACTAGGTGGTAGTTGTTGAAGTTTCATTTTATCTAACGGATCATTTTTTTTAGAAAGAGGGTTTACAGGAGAGGATATTCTAGGCATACCTAGTTGATCCATTCCTCTTTCATACCCGGGGGTACGTAACTCTTGTATCTTCTTTTCAGCTTTTGCAGAAGTCTCTTTAATAGCATCACAGAACCTATTGTGTAGACCATTAGACTCTATCATCATAGCTTCCATAAGAATAAGATAATTAATAGCATCACCGAACTTCTCACGGATAATATGTTCTGAGTATGCTTTATCATCACTGATCATATCACGAATAGACTGAAGATGCTTAGTCATGTATTCCCATGCTACCATTTCTCTCTTACTATGGAAAGATATTTTAGTACCTTCTTCAAAGTTGTGAAAAACATTTGCATCACCGGAATACTCGGCACCTTTCTTCTGTAATACTGATTCAATAAGTTCTTTACGTTTATCTACTAGTTGATTAAATTCTTTTCTATTCATAACATTAAGTTTAGACCCAGAGGGGCATGCAAGGGTCTGCACACCCCCGGGTCATATTTTATAGTTCTGGTAAATCTAACACGTCGTCTGACGTACCAAAGTTAAAGAATTCTTCCTCATTAGACAAAGAACTTTCTTCTTTTTCTTGATCTTCATAGAAAGCATCTGGTACTGGTGTAGTATCAAAAGGCACTTCTTCTTCTTCAAAGTCAAAGATTACTGGTTCATTTACAGGTTCTTTATCAATGTCAAAATCTGAACCTGTATTTTCTACATTATCAAAATCTGAAATCAATAAATCATTAGTCATGTTTACATACATCTCCTCTTCTTCTGAAATAACATCAAAGATACTTATCTGATTAGGATCTGTCTCCGGGATATTTACAGGAAATGCTTCTTGTAGAGTTACTGGAGTACTAAGAAGAGTATGTTTTAATTCATCATACACTGTATCAAAACATCCGATGTGTGATCTAGTATAGAACTTAGGATGACTATGCTGGATAGAATATGCTAATCCTGTATATACCGTCCATAAAGATATCTCTTCGTTATCTTTAAACCACTTATCATAGTAATGTTTACTTGCAGTCAACTGATCTGCTTTAAGATAATCATTAATAAAGGTCTTACCCATGATCTCTCCGCACTGATTCTTATTTACAAGTACAACTTCCATAGATGTCTTACGTCTAAGTAATTCATTATAGAAACTATCTGTATGACCAATCTGTGTCTTTACATTGTCTACCATCTCTATGTCTGCAGTACCGGTATGTTTACGCATAAAGAAAGCCATGTCTGAAGTAATCATTACTCCGTCAGTATCTTTAAAGTGCAAACCTACACTACAGTGAAACTTAGTACTCTTATCATATGAGTTAACCCAGGTAAATACTATACCTATATTTGGATCTGTACCATATGACATGTAGTGGTTACCAACTGTAACCTGTCCATTTGAAGAGAATAACTCTCTATCTACAATTAAACCAGCAGCTGCTAGTTCTACACGAACAGTATCAAGTATTGACTTATTCGTAATTACTTTATAACGTCCTCCATGTGAAGGAATTAGGGAAGGGTCACAGAGATAACTCTCCGTGCTCCCACCCATTGCTAATTTGAATGGCATATTAAAATAAACTTAATTGTGATTTTTCTTTTAACTTGCTGATGTTTTCGATTTCTTTATAGACTCTCTCTAGATAATACTCGTCATTGACATCATAGTTATCCCAAGGTTTAATCTCATAAAGATTAAACTCTGTCTGTAACCACTTACCTGCTTCTAAACGAGTCTCTCTACCATCAGCTTTGTTGACCTTAATTAATTTGCAACCTTTGTTAGATACATAATACCGTACTACACCTTGTAGTTCACGATCATGTCTAACTCCTTTTATGAAACAGGTTTCCATAAAAATCCAGTCACCTTTACGCTTCACACCTATACAGTAATCAAAGATGTTTCTATTCTGCTGTATGAATATCTCCGGTGCTACATTATGTATAAAGAAATAATAGATTGCTTTTGGCACTATTAAAGCAGATTTATTCTTGTGTAGCGGTAAGTCCGAGAACTCGAATCTACCTTTACACTTAGTTGTCTTTACATAATACTTACCGTTATTCTCACGATAGACAAAGTGAGGAGTCTTCTTTTTCATAGACTCATACGTTTCTTTATCTACTTCCTTCTCTTTGAATACAGCAATATAGTTGTTTACATCACCAATGATCATCTTATCGTACTGATCATGTTCTAGTTGTAACTGAGTCATGTCTTCCCATTTCTTGCAGATCTCTAGATAGCGATCTTTTGCAGTCTCTGGAATGATCATTTCTAAACCATCGGTATTCTGCATTAGCGGAACACTCTCAGGAATACCATCAGATAACATCTCATACAACATAACCAGACTAAGCTGACCATTGATTGTAATCCTCATAGTAAACTCAGGATCATACAAGAAACTATTCTCGTCATTACTGAGACCATAAGTACTATTTAGGATAATCTTGTAAACATAGTTCTTCGGATCCTTCTTAGGTATCTTCTTTCTCTCTTCAAAGAACCATTCATACTGTTCACAGAATTCTTCTTTAGGTAAATGCGCAGGAGACCATCTATTCCTAATAGCTAGATTAGGATAGAAACTAGTAACATCTGAAGTCATGATAATCATACCATCTTTTGCTTCATAGATACCAGCTTTGGTAGCACCATGCACACCACCTAAACCAAAATCTGTTTTGACAGACTTATGAGTGACTGAATATTTAAACCCACCCTTAGTATCATTAGGATTAATCTTTAAAGTTTTAAACTTCTCATGGATGTTTTTAAACTCTTTGCGATTAAAACTAATATAATCTAAGAGAATGTCTCCTACTACAATAGAGTCTCGTTTAGTTCTCATCTGCTTTAGATCATACTTTCGTATGTTGAGTTTGCTACTCAAGAAATGCAAGAAGAGTTCTTTAGATATCTTTGGTTCAGAAGCACTGTACAGGTTGATACCATACTCGTTAGTCAACGCTTTTCTCAACATGATTTGATCTTTGCTGAGCATCATTACTTGCTTAGTTGCAAGTACATCGTTAATACAGTAACTTATTATAGTATCTAGCTGTTCTTTTGTGCGGATTACAGTACTGTGTTTGATAGGCATATCGCGAACGTTATTCCAATCCATAGAGTACTCAATCCACTTTAGACTAGATCTTTTTGCAGGATTATCCCAGTGATTTAACCGGAATACATCTAGCTGCTTGATACTTAGTATCCGCTCACCATACTCCGGGAATTCACCTTTGTTAGAACGGTCTATAGTATCTTGAGCTTTCAGATACAGTACATGTGCTATGGTCTCAGCAGGTTCATCGAGATAGTAATCACCTTCTCTAATGATGAACTCAGTAATCTGAGAGTCAAAGTTTATACCGTTAAATGAAATATGCCAAACTTCTTCACTCTTACAATCTTGTAAGAACGAGTACAATTCAGCATAATCATTCCGAGATTCATGTACTACAAATATCTTTTTCTCATCAGATTTATAGTCTATAAATACTGCGACGAAGCAATTAATTAGGGTCTCATAGTCATGTACCCAGTTAGTCATTACTCAGCAGATTCTGTTGTTGGAGTAGCAAGCAAATATTGCTCAAAGTCAAATGTATCAGCATTGAAAGCAAAACGCTTTACAAAAGCACGAATCTCATCCAACTGCTCAATATAGTACTCCTGGAATGTTTCGATAGTACGACGCTCTTCCTTGTATGGTTTACCTTCACGACTCGGTGTCTTTCTCATTTCGATATCACCGTTGTGATCAATCTTAGGCATCATGTGAAAAATATCTTTTTGGATAGCACCAATGACAGCTAACACTTTCATGTCTGCGTCAAAGATACATTCTACATAAGGACATTCTGCGTCCGTTGGGATCATTTTAAATGTCTTACCATTCTTCCAGGTAGACGTGATTAACATCATATTACTCATAATTGTTGGTTTTTGAGACGTCAAAGATAATCAAATTGAAATTCTTTAACATCAATTTTTAAAGTTTCTTCTTCGATATTAGGTAAATCACATAGCTCACCGACTTCCTCTAGTAAACTAACAGGAACATCAAGTAATTTGGCGTATGTTTCAAAATAACCTTCTGGATTAAGAAAACTATTAACTAGATCTCTATTACCCGGGTGATTAGCGAAGAAGTTTAGGATTTTTATTTTAGATGAAGCATTGATTTTTGAGTAATGACCTTTGAGAAAACATTCCCAAAGATTGCCTTCATCAGAAAGATCAAAAATGTATGTACACTTTGAATCTTTTAGTTCATGATAATCGACAAACTTTGGATTGTTAATCAGTTTACTCTTTTCAAACTGTCTGAATTCCATATCTTCTCGAGTATGGTATAAACAAACAAGTTTCTTATCTTCAGGTTTTATAACTCCTGGTATAGAGATATAACTCTCTATTGGAACAACAGAAGAACCTCGCTTCAAACCTAAAACAGGGTACAAGAAAAATCTTGATTTTTGAGCGTACTTGGTATGCAAATATTTTTTCATGTTTGTTTACAATGACATCTTATTTATAAGATAATCATAAGGTAGACTATAATTCCTACTAGTATAGTGATACTCAGCTTTCATTAACATCTCATCAAGATTCCAGATCCAGCTATGCAATGTAGCAGCACAAACAGGAAACGCGAATACCTGCTGGTACTTATCAATAACTATGAAATTAAATCTGATCTCTGAGAGACCTTTAAAGTTTGCTTGTATTAACTTGTAATACATAGCAGCTTGCATCCAATACTTGTAGTACTCAACAGTTTCTCTAAACTCAGAAATTGTCTTTCCGGTAGTTTTAAAGTCATTGATTGTAACAACTTTAGTTTCAGGATCATAAACATAGTTGTCTATGATACCTTTTAAACCGAATGAATACTTAGTCTCAGCTTCTAGTGGCACCTCACTCCAACTATTAGGCGAACCTAACTGAAGTAAGCTAGTAACTGAGTTGTTACTTAGTATTAATTCAACATACCCTTTGAGTCTATCATAGGTTTCCTGATCTATAACAGTCTTGGAACCCTTTGATTTGAGAAACTCATAATAGTTAATATTCTCTGCAGTGAGCATCTTTTCTACACGCTGTTGATCAGTCTTAAGACTTTGGTGTAGATTGACCTCCCTTAGAATATCAATTATAGTTACCTCATGAGATGACAAAGGTAACTGTTCAAAACCGTTTTGGCAAGACAGTGCATACACTTTGTCAATAACTTTACGTGCGTTGTCCCCAGGTAATGTAGCAAGTGATACTACAAACTGGTCATTAAACTTTTCATTCTCAAGTAGTAAACAGTGAAGAGCTCGACCCTCAATTAAATGAGAGTCAAGCTTGTCTTCACGTTGACCAAGAATATAATGTTTATAAAAAGTGTTTGGTACATACAGTAGTTTGTTCAGACTGCTGTAACTGAACTGAAACTTCTTGTTGTAGAACCTCTCCTCTGCTTGGAAATCCGTTATCATTTAGTTTATTATTTATTTTGGTTAATGCTTCCTCAGAGAACTTGTATCCTGTATGTTCAATCATACTAGTTGATGATGAGAACTCATCAGCACCTAGTTCATATAAGAAATCTACTACTTCAGGTGTAACTTCACCTTTTTCTATAGCAATGTTGAATACATCTTCATAGTCAAATCTAAATTGGTATCTCATGTTAGTTCCTAAGAAACTAATAAGACCTTTGAATGCTACAGTTTTTCTAGTAGGATGATCCCATACTTTATGACCGTATAGTCTAGAGATCTGTGCTAGATATACAGCACTCTTCTTATAGTTACAGTTAGCCATAATAGTCATAGCAACAGTATGGTTACTAGTATCAGCACTCTCAAACATCTGTAAGATAGCTTCAAAGGTATCTCTATCTATTACTGCTTCACCCATCTTATCTAATAGAGCTGCCTCATCATATACCTTAATACCACCATCATTAAAGAGATTATTTAAGATAAGGTTTGCTTCAATAGATTCCATAGTTATATAGGTACCTGCAAAGTTAAAATCTGCAAAACTAGCACTTGCCCAACTATTACGTGACGACTTATACTTCTTATTAATAGATTCTATAGATCGTCTGAAATCTGTGTTATCATCTTTTTTGAAGAAAGAGTTCTTAAACAACTTTGCATCATCAGGACTCATAAAAGCTTGTTCACCGTTAGTATGATCAAACTCCTCAAAGACTTTATATATTTGAGTATCAGCTGACTCATAACAGTACTTTGAGTTTGTAAAAATCAAGTCTGCCTTCTCAGGATCTCTAACAACACGAGCACCAATAGAATCTAGTAATGACTTTAGTTTCTCTCTAGATACCTCACACTTAGGAGATATATAAATAGTTTTAGCACCGGTTAAATCTACAGTTTTATTTACATGCTCATCATAGAAACTTTTAAAGTATCTAATGTTTTGCCAGTTATTATCTGAAAACTTTACTACTTCTTTTTGAGTACAGTTTAGACTGTCAATAAGACCCATTGAATTTACATTCAATGAATCTACTATGTTAATTTGAATTTTGTTCACCATATGGTTTAATGAATTCTTCGTAATTATACTTTGGGGTTATCTGGATGTTTACATGAGTAAGATCTAATCTTCTCTCAGCATCTTCTCTTTCAGAAGCTAGAATACTAGACATAAGTTTATTATATGTTTCTTCTAGTAATTGTCCATTTTTTGCAAGATGGGTTACTATTTCACTTTCATCCATGTTTTCTATAACATTCCAGTGTACTAAGGTCTTAAATAGTTTAGCTTCTTTAAGTCTGTTATTTTCAGAAGTATCTATACGGTATCTATGCTTCATAGCTAGTCTCCATATATGATACTTAGAATTCTTAGCATTACAGTTGAATAGAATCTTAGATGCTGTTAGATGATCCTCTTGAGAAGGACTGCTAAACATCATATCTAAACTATTATACATGTCATCATCTAGTACTACTTGATTACCACAGGTCTCAATAAAATGTTCTTGTGATATTACTGGTACTTTCTTAGATAGAATATTATATACAAGAGTAAGACTCTCTGCATTAAGTGCCCACTGTGTAGTAGCATCTTCCATGTTATCAGTATAAGCAGATTTACTGTAGTGAGATGCTAATGCTCTTGTCACTATAATAGTATCATCTTGCTTTAACCTGTCATGATAATCTATACCAGTAGTAGGTAATACAATAAACGTATTCTTATTCTTTATAAAATCTACAAGGGTTTGGTTATATACTACCTGACTAGAATAGTGTTCACCTACAATACATCCATTAGGATACTGATTCTTATTAATGTCATAGCTTGATGCATCTAGAATATTCTGTTCAGTACCTAGGATAACAGTAGCTTTTTCTATGTTACTAGTCACGGTCATACCAGATGTTTTACAATACTCTTTGATCTTATAACTAGGTATCTTAGAGTCTGGTAATAAATAAATCTTATCTCCAGAAACAGGAGTATAAGCATCACCCCCTTTCAGGAGTGATGCTATTTTATTCCTACTTTCCATAGAGATTTTATACAACTCTGTTACACCAATACCACTATTAAACTCATCAGGACTAAACATGTAAACATATTTAAGGGATCCTTCTACAAATTTTAGTTTGCTTGGTAAAGTAGAGTCTTCTAAAATACTACTAATGTTGTTTTGCATTATTTTACAGTCATTTTGATTACCTCTGGATTCAACATCAACTTAGACCACTTCTGTTTGTTACCATTAAGGATACCCTTAACGATATAATACTTAAGGTCATTGCTGAAGATATCATCAGTAATCAAGTTAGTAACACGATCAATTAATGGTTGAGTTACTGTGTTGTTATTACTATAGTGCACTGCATAGTTGATGATACGAGTAGTCATCAAGCTGGCAATATCTGCACGGTAGCTGTTACCCTCACCAATACAAGACTTAAGTTGTCCTTTGATATACTCCCAACTGTTGTTATTCAATACATCTTTAGGAGTTACCAACTTATCAAGCTTGTTGTTAATGAACATAGTAAACATAGTAGCAAACTCACCACCTACAGAACCTTCACCGATCATCTGAATAATAGGAAGACTCTCTTCGAAACTATCTAGACTAGAGATAGAGTTAAAGAATGTAGTGAAGCTACGAGCATTAGCACGCTTCTCTGTCAACTCAGGATGTAACAACATAAAGTTAATACAACGAGTGTCGATCTCATTCTCTTCTGCCCATCGCGCCCAACAGTCAATATCAAACTTCAAGTAACTTGTGATAAAACGAGTCTTTTGCGCTTCGTCAAGAGATGTCACCTGATAGTCACCGTTATCTGGATTACTAGTCAAGATTACAGTCCAACCTTTTGGTAGCTTCCATGAGATATATTCCTGACGGTCAATGATTTCCATAGTAGCTTGCATGAATCTAGCATCAGCACGAGTATAGTCGTCAAGAATCAACAAACCGTTCTCGCCTTTACCTTGAATCCATTCTGGTTGTGCATGCGTCATACGCTTCTCACCAGTAGGAACATACTTCTGCTGAATATACAATGGCATGATGTTCTCAGGAATCCATTTAGCTACACGCTTACCGTCGTCAGTAGTCTTTGCTACTTCAAATTCCTTAATAGGAAAACCTACTAAGTCACCCAACTCCTCGAGCTGACTCAAGGATAATTTTACAAAGTGAAGGTTGTTCTCATTAGCATACTGTAAGATAGTACTTGTCTTACCGATACCTGCTTCACCTTCGATGTTTACAGCTACAGGAATCTTTCCATTCTCCTGTAAGTACTTGTTATTATTTACAACGTGTGTTACGAATTGCTTTAACTCATCTGTGTTTAACTGAACTTGCTTTGCCATTTTCTTAATTTTTTTAATTCAACTTGATTTGTGGTCCAGGAAGACCTTTGTTAATTTCACCACGGGTAGATATTACCCACAACATTTTACCTTTTGGTTTTACATCAGTGCTACACTCACCATCTGTGAGATAGAATAAGCACGTATACTTTCTTTGATTTTCATTGTAATACTCTAGTACAGGATCAAAATCAGTACCACCTCTACCATGAAGAGTTATATCTTCATTAGGTTTGTACTTCTCAATACTACGAATAACAGTATCACATTGTAAGATAGTTACCTCACTACCAGTTTTATGTATGTGATGTATCTCATTAAGGAACTCCTTAACTTCTTTATCACTTACAGAACCACTAGTATCTATAGCAACCAACAAGTGTCTCTTGTTTTTAATCTTAAGACCAGGGTTCTCTTCAAACCTCTTGTTGTCTTTACGTCTAAGTTTCTTAGTGAATACTTCTTTAGCACCACCTGCAAATCTTCTGACATAACTACGCCAGTCAAACTTAGGTGGTTCTACATGACGTAGTCTTTCTAAGATACCTTTAAACTCTCCGGGAATAGTACCCCTAGATTTCTCTACAGAATCTGCAATTTCTTTCAAGATATGTGCTGTCTGAGACTCAAGTAATTTCTTCTCTGCTTCAGATAGATCTTCAAAGTCTTTCCAAGTACCATGATCAGGAACATTAGTACCACTACTATGTTGTTCACCGTCATCCATACCTGCCATATCAGAGATCTTTCCACCAGAACCAGATTGTTCTTCTTGTTCTTTTGCCTGCATCAAAAGTTTGTAATACTCTCTACAACCTGCTTTAGGTGGTAGATTATATTCAGCAAAAGACTCTAGAGTACAACCACCTTCAGGTAAATCTTCCGCATCTATGAACTGATTAATCTCAATGTCCATAGCAATGTTTGCTACTTTCTTATTTTGAAATTCATCTTGACACTGAATGTGGAAGAAACCTATATGCAATAACTCATGCTTCAGAAGACCTCTCTTGTGATTATCACTAAGAGAGTTCCAGAAGTCTTCGTTAATAGTAAGCTGGAAGTTAACACCATTCTTACTTACACCAGCAGTAGGTACACGTTTGTTCCACTGCTTATTTAAACTTAGTAGGAGAAGACCATAGAATGGTTCTTTCAACATAAGTTCTTTACTAGCTCTTGCTAGACTGTCATGATTGTTTAACATGCTTTGGAATTAATTTAAGGTTCATCTCTTCTACGAAATCAAAACCCCAGGTTAATAAATGTTCTTGTAGTGACGCAGAAAACTTATCTAGGAAAAACTGCATTGCGGCCGGACTAGTCTTAGTATTCTTCTTAATAACATTATACATACTATTAAAGTTAAGATGTCCTTTATCATTAGCACAATCATTTACATATGTCATGATAGATGGACTAAAAGAAGTATGTCTTATAACATCCTGATCATCAGGAGTTGTTACATCATTCTTAAAAGGATCATGATTACAGTTACTTTTACTGCAATCTTTTGCAAGCAATAAGATGTACGGAAGGTTCTCTTCCAAGTCTACTGCTTCTATAATACTTACACCGATATATACACTTTCTTTGTCAGGACTTGTTAGCATCCCTAATACTCTTTCATAAGTACTATCTGATAGAATAATACTTTCTTGAATGTTCTTTGTCATTAGTCTTCAATTTTTAATGTTTTAATTCTCCACAGTGGGTGTTCATTACCACTAACTGCTTTGACCCATTCTTTTGCACTAGGTATATAACCATTGCAATCTTCTTTTACATGTTGTTCACCTACATATCTGGTGTATACAGTTCTACCTGCTGTGTTTACAAAGCTTACTCCGAAGATCTTTTCAGCTTCAAATATACCTTCACTATGATGACGAAATATTCGGTGGTCACTATGACCTACCCATGATTTAGTCTCATCAAACCAGTTATGTATATGTGTGTAATCTGTTAGTTCACCACCCCACCTTCTAGCGGATGATTTAGCATGTTCATTCGGATGTGCCATAGTCACCTGATGCATCAGCACTTTCTATACTTCTTATAACACCGTCTACTTTCCAGGTCTTATCTTCAATATTTATTCTTACTGTACCATAACCACCGTCATTGTTATACCAATCATACTCATAGTTATTACTAAGAACTTCATAAAGCATTTCTTCTACCTTAGATAGAATGACATCATCTACATCTATAGTATTAGCATCCTCATCTTCACAGTATACATGTTCTATTGAACCACTATCTCCACTACCGTCGTATTGAGCAACAAGTTCAGTTATACCCATGTTCTTAAGGGAGGATACAAATGCTGCTTCCTCTAATTCATCATTAAATGCACTCATAATTTTATTTTTTAAGTTTATAAAAACGTCCTAGGATATTACCATTCAGATACAAATCTGATTCTAGTACACCGTTGACAAACTGATACTTTGTTTCCATATAAGTTAACTCTGTCTTAGAGTAACATATCTGCAGGATATTCCTCTTGATAGGAACCTTATCCTTGTGTGCTTCTTTTAACGTAGCATTACTACTGAAGTAATCCTCATACGCAAGCTTAGCAACACGCTCATAATTCTTTTTACGTCTGTCTGCCGGAGTATTCTTCTTGGTAAGTTTCTTCTTAGTAACTCTATGAAAATTCTTCTTACCAATATACGCATAAGACTTTCCATCTATGATAGCTGTCATTTCATATACAAAACCGACAGCACCTTCAGGAATCATATCAGGTGTAAATACCTGATTCTTGTAGATCCAACTCATTTGTTTATTGCTTCTTTTAGTAAAGGATATAATACCTCTCGTGTTTTCTCTAGACCGTGATCTCTTACAGAATCTGATAGATCTTTACTTAGTGGTAATGTAACATATGGTATACTATACTGTGCTTCATATTTAGCAGCAGCTTTCTTACCGGCAGTATCATTATCAAATAGAATCACGATCTTTTCATACTTAGCTCTATACATTGCAATAGCACCCGGAGAGATAACAGTGTTCTCACTATCTGGTGCAACAAACTCAGCATTAAATCCAAACTTACTAAGTGACATAATATCTTTCAGCGAACTGCAGATAATAAGATTAGGTTGTTCGAATTTTAACTGGTCTGTACCTTGAATGTAATTTTTTGTTTTTAGAAACTTATGATCAGCATTAAACGGTTGATACATCTTGTATACGCTACCATCAAGTCTTGTGTATGCATAGATATTAGATCCAGTTATAGAAAGACTTTTGATAACATCATCTTGTTCTTTATGCATAGTATAGTCACCGACAGGAACGACACCATACTTAACAAGCGTTTCAGAATCAATACCAAACTGAGTCCAGAACTTAGCATCACCTTTATTCCAAGAACGCTTTGTGAAATCAACAATCTTATATCTTGCTAATCTCTTAAATGTTCTTATGTCATCAGTTGTACCAAGCATCAAAAACTCTCTGTAGTCTTTTATAACCTTATTCGCAGCTGCACCGAACTCAAGATCATAGAGTTCCATTACTAACTTTATAGCGGAGCCACCATTACCAGATGAAAAATCTTTGTAATAGTATTTGCTATCAGCATAGAATATTGAAAAACTAGGTGTTCTTTCTGTAGGATTAAACAATGATTTAATCTTTACATCTTGACCTACTAGTTTCTCACTCAGATTACAATAGTGCTCAAAGATCCAGTGATCAGGAACATCTATAATACTAGACACTAGATTTTTAGTACTTATCATATGCTAAAGTTTAAAGATAAAAAAGGGGATGCTTCCACCCCCTTTTAGTATCAGATAATTAAATTAGAGTTCAAAGTCACTACTCACAGAAGAGGACGTTGCGACGTTACCAGATCCAAATGAATCTACAGTCTCAACTTTCTTCTTCTTAATGTGTAGGTCTTTGTCAAATGCAATAACATTAGCTGCATTCTCAACAGGTGCCATATTATAAACACCGCGTTGATTACGAACCAAGAACAAGTCATGGTTAGTATAACCGTCTTTGTTAGTATACTCTTTACCACCAATACACATCATTACAAACTTATCTTTGAATGGAGCATCTTCGTTGAACTTCTCTACATATTCTTCAATAGTTTCAAAGACACCATCGTTATCTTCCATCCACTTGTAAGAATTAGTATTTCTAGCAAGAGACTCAAGCGCTTTCAAGATGTCGTTCTGACGATATACTTCGATACCAGTCTTAGTAGTACCATCTTTGTATGCATACTCGTTGGTCTTAACTTTACCAACTTGACCAAGATGTCTTCCTGCATCAGGATTGTTCTTGTCAATATAGAAACCTTCGAAATTCTCAATAGGTTCTGTCTCTACGTTCATTACTAAGAAAGATGCACTTGTATCATAGCTTGGTGTTTCCAATTTGATACTGTTGATCTTACATACTACATTACCAGGAGCGATAACTTTCGGCAATCCTGAACCTTCTGAGGATTTTAAATTTTTGATACTAATCATTTTTCTACTTTTTAATCAATGTAAATTTCTGTCCAATTAACTTTTACAGTTCCGTCTTCTAACATTTCAGACAAAACTATCTCTTTATTACTTAAGTGCGCAGGTCTAGCTCCGCAAGCTACTTCATCAGAGGTCTTAAAACTAATAATGTTTTTCTTACCTTTACGATACAAGTAACCGATAGAATCAGAGTTTGATGCGGTAATACGTTTAAGTTTACCTGTCAAATCTAAATCTAAGGAGTTAAACTCTGAACCATTCTTTTCAAGCATTGTGTCTTTCACGTGACCAACTAAGATTGTACGATCCGCCCATGACTGGATGTAGTTTACAACTTTAGTAAATGCTTCTCTTAAGTATGGGTAACCAGCACCATTAGGTAGACTCAATATGTTTCCATACTTAGGTTTACCGTCTGTTAACCAGTTTTTACCCATCGGAGTTTTCATATATAACTCCTCAGCATATGGTATACACATCTCTTCTAATGCAGTGATTGTGTCAATAGCTACGTACTTGTAAGGATTACCTGCGTCCTTAATAGCTTTACCGATATGCTTAATTTCTTCAACAGACTTTGCTTCAATCTTTAGAGCATCTAGATACTTAGAACCTCCTTCGAGATCTAGTATTAAACAGTTGTCTAATTGTGATAACAAAGTTGTTTTACCCGTTTTGGGTTTAGCAAAAATAATCAGGTTCTTCGGACTTGTATTCTCCGCAGGAACCTTTGCTGTAGGTAGTGTGATCTCCATGTTTTTATAATAATTACTTAACTAAATCGTTTAACCAAGACTTGCTGCTTACAGGTTTCTTTAATAGAATCGCTGCAAGATCTCTGATAGTCATATCAGAAATAGGAGCATCATCCATCAAAGATGAGAACTCTTCGAACTCTGTAATTTCAATACCTGAACGAGTAGCAATAGTTTTAGCTGGTGCTTTAACTTTTACTAACTCACTAACAGGAATAAGATATCTCAAAGCAGAATCAGTTGTAGGTGTGGTATCATACTCATCCTCCCAGTGGGGATTAAAGTGCAACTTCCACAATGTACGTTCTGAATCTTGCGGTACAAATTCACCAGAGACAAACTCTGTATAGAAATCAGTACCTTTACGTAACTCACTAGGGAAAAGACTAATGTGTAATTCGTCTTTACCTTTTGGTCTGTACGCTAACTTTGGATAAAAATACGCATCAGGAATATTCAATGCTTCGAATACAGGTTGATGTTTCTCTCTTAGCTCAGCAACTTTTGTCTTAGAATCTACTTTTTCTGTTTTTAAACTTACACTCATATTTTAACTCTTTTTTCTTGTTGAGGTGGTGTAGGCATTTCTGAAATACGCATGCGTTCAAACTCTGCTTTGAAGAAACTCATACGAGCATCACCATTGCGGCATTTCAAGAAGTGCAATACAAGCACCCGATCATTTTCTATGATATACTTATCAGGACCATAGAACCTAATCTTTTGTTTAGCAGGTCTATTGATACCAATAAGTGTATCAGCGTGTTGAAGCAACGCATCTGAACCGAAGATATCAGACTCTAGTATATAATTACCATACTTACCGTCTTCATTCCTCTCAGGATTGTCAATACCACGATTTAACTGAGTGAGAATTATGAACGCAATAGGATATCTCCTCTTGAGTTCTGTAACCATCTCACCAAGATTATACAAGGTATCAAACTTATCCTTCTCAAATGGTGCTTTCTTTAACAGCAAAGAGTGATCTAAGGTAACTACTGTCTTTGTAAAGTCTACTGTACCGTCTTCGTTTTTAACAGCATGATGATTCATGTAAGCTGTTATAGTTTCTCTTAATTCATTAACGGTCAGTGGTTCTTCTACAATGTCAATAGGAATCTTAACTCTCTCTTTGGCATGTTCATAGCATACTGCTAGATCTTCATTCGACAACTTTCCATCCGCACTACATAAGTACTTATATGATTTACCAAGTACACTGGAAAACTCTCTAATTGCAGAAGTACGAGCAAGCATTTCGAACTGAAATTCTAATACTCTGAACTTCTCATCAGGATTAAGTTTGAACGATTCACGTACAATCTGATCCTTAATTAGAGTTTTTCCACTACCGGGACGACCACCTATTACAGTCATTGAGTGCCATTCAAGACCGTCAGTAGTCGCATCATTAAACTTTTCCCACGGAGTTTTCAAGCTGCGAATGTGACCATCCATTCTACCTTTGAGGTAAACTAAGGAGTCAACGAATCCTTGCTTCTGGTCTTTCCAAAGCTTTTTATTCTCCATATGTAGTGTGATTATCGTTGCTGAATATCAATCCAGCGATGTACAAATCTATAAAATGTATGTGATAAAACCAAAATAAATTCAATAATTAAATACTGAAAGATACTAACATCTATCACAAAATTACTAAGAATCAAATAGCATATGACCGATAAAATAATCGACGTCAATAGCTTAGCTATGATTTTTTCTATTTTTAAACTCATACTACTTTTTCTGAAAAATGTGGAGAGTTATCTTGGTCATCTCCGCTTAATACAATGTCACAACAATTTGCTAATTCAGAATCCCAAGACTTATCTGAATTTTGTTTACGTATAAAATACTGTGAGTTACGCATAAACTTGAAATTGTCTTTTTCGAAACTGTCTACATAGTATACTGTAGCTGCTATAATAGTCTTCCAGTCATACTTGTAGTTCTTAAAGAACCATCTGAATGCTTCTTCAATGTTTCTTTTGTTTACTCTAGCAGGTTTGCCAGACGGTAGTTTACCTTTAGGAAAGATATTAAGAAATACATCAACATGATCTAGTGAATTACTAGTAGAATTTTCATTCTTAGTTAAACTCTCTAAAAGCAAATCACCCTTGCTGGTAATTTTGGAACTTTCTATATAACCTTCAGCAATTAGTCCACGTAATTCTAACTGTGGATTAATATTCTTAGCTAGATTTTTGTTTTTGATACACCATAGTAAGTATAACTGATTAGGTGTTAAGTTATTATCCTCTATAAACTGAAAAAGTTGTAGCATGTCCATATGTTTCTGCTAATTTAGATATTAATAACGTAATCTAGTACTTCAGAATTAGGATGTTTTCTTAGTTTCTCCAAAAATGTGTTATATAACTTACGCATAGGAACCTCGTTGTATAACAATGCTTCTTCTACACGTTTACGTGCAAGAGTAACCGTGCTACGAGAAGAACCAATACGTGATGCTATTGCTTCATCAGTATAACCCATCTTACCTCCAATGTATGCAAGTACTTGTCTAACAGTTGCTTTACCTTTATCTTTATTATTCTTATGAAGATTGATTGATTTAGGATTAATCTCAAGAGCAATATCGACAAGATCTTCTAGTGAAACTCTAAAGTCAATAAATACATCATGGTATGTTACTTTCTTTATGATCTCACTTTGTTCTATTGCAACACCTACATTTTTAGCAAATGTTCTTAGCACACCATTTAGTTGTTGGTTTAGTATCAGTACTGCATTATCTAATGCCTCCTGCACCTTTGTTTGTACTTCTGAATTCATTTCTTGATATTTTAAAATCTCTTTTTAAGTCTAACTTACTTTCATATGCTGCAATTATACTACCAATACCTGTCATCTTGATACCAGCTTGGGATAATGCATCATGTAAACACTTGTTAGTAAAAGTACCTTTAGTTGTAACTACTTTAAATTCTACTTCACCATACTTAGTAAGTTTAGTAGTAACTCTTACGTTTCTTGTGTCTATATTTACCATATGATCTTTGGTTTATTTTGTTTCTCTAAAGTACTATTTATCTTATTCCACACATCATCACAATTCCATTCGGATTGTTTCATATATGCAGCACTTGCTGGATGAGATACTATAAATTTATAGTTACTATCGGGTACAAAATCAGCAAGTTTTGCTGCTTGTTTACCCATAAATACATAAATTATGTTTTGTCTATTCCAAACTAATGCATCTAATAAAGCAATTACAAAAGGAGACCATAGTAGTTGATGACTACCTGGTTTTCCAATAGTTGTAGTAAATGCAGAATTTAATAATAATACACCTTGATTACTCCATCGTGTAAGATCCGGATCTGTTGACACTATACCTGTTGTCTTTCTAATAGACTCTTGTATATATCTCAACGATGCTTCTGGTTTACCCGTAATACTACATGAAAATGCAACACCATCTGCTACACCTTCTTGTGGATACGGATCTTGACCGATCATAACCACGTTTACATTATCAAAAGAACACACTTCAAAAGCTCTAAATAGGTGCTTTATCTTAGGTGTGAATCTTTTATTATCCATTGCTTCTGCTAGTAAAGTCTCGAGTATCTTGTCCATTTCTGAACTTAAAACAAAAGTTTTGAGATACTCAGACCAACCAGCGTCTTTCAATTTCACATACAGTTTTTCTTTTACTTCTTGTAAGTTTACGTTTTCTAACATAGATTTGTATAAATTAACTTACGGTATGAGCGAAGAACAAAACAACAAAAAACAGCTTGAAGTATTAAAGAAAGACGCTGTGGTAAAGGTAGAATTACCTACTGCTTTATATGAGCGTCTCAATCAAATAATCTTCGAATTAATTCCTTGTAAAGATCATTCTGAGTTCCTTGGTCTTATTGATATAATCAATAAAGGTGAGGAAAATACAGATGAAAATAGAATTGCTTATCATCTCAAAACTTTGATTCTTACTCAGTTACAGATTGAGAATGCAGCAAGAGAACAGGGATTAACCGAAACTGTTGATGTTGATTTAGATAAGGATCCCGAATCAATATAACGGGAACCCTATCTTATCACCAATAGATATACATGTTTCAATAGCTCTAGATAATTCTTCTTTGCTACAATTAGCAAAAGATTTATGATCTTCTCCTTCTATCAAACCACATTCTTCTTTTACATACATCTTCATCTCATCTAAAGTATTACCACTATACTCAGCTAGTTCTCTGATACACTTATGGAGCTTGCTCAACTGTGCATAGCTTCCGTTATCTTGAACTATCTCATAGGTAATTGTAACTTTAGATCCTTCAGGTACTTGTTGAAGAAACAGGTCTAACTTAGTCTGTGATAACTTATCAAAACTAAGAGACTTATTTTCCTTCGTCGCTTTTACGCTTACGGGTAACAGGTTTGCCATTGTACGATTTTCTAGGTTGACCTTTATCTTTTCTTGGTTTTCTCTTGAGTTTAGCTAACTCTGCTTTTAAACTATGGTTCTCTACTAAACCATCTGCATATTTATTTATTATTCTATCGTAAGTAGTTTCTAAGTCATTAAGTTCTTCTTTAGACTCTTTATACTTTGCTCTGAATAAAAAGGCTGCCCCTGTTGCACAGATAGTTGCAAATACTAAAACTGGTGTAATCATTTTTTACTGTATTTATTTTGTTTGTAATCCTTTATAATTTCTGTAATTTCAGGTAAGTCCATTAAAGGAAGTGTACTTACCTCTTCACCAAACTCTGTTATTGCTCTAACAAAGTTTGTCATATCTAGACCAGGTGTCTCCCAAAAAGCTTTGAATAAATGACCGTGTTCTTTAAGAACTGTATCTACAAAGTTCTTCATAGTCATCTTAGTCTTGTGTTTGTTAAACCACTTAATACTTTCAGTATTATCACATGCATGAATGCATACTTCTAAATGCATCATGAGATGCACTACTCTTAGCTTTTCTTCTTCAGTCATACTAGTCTTGTTCTCTAATCTTTTTACTTAGTTCTTCAAATAACACCACAATGAGTGCAAATATAAGAATCAGTAATACCATTGGTATCATCCACCATAAAGGTAAAGTTATCCACCACCATGACCAATCAATAACATCTGAAAGTTTCAGTGTTAATAGCACTATAAAAACTATAGCACTTAAAGACAAACCGTTATTTTCCATATCTTTTTACAAATTTATGCATTTGGTACCATTCGTGAAAACTTTTTGTTTCATGTCCTTCTTCGCTATGAACACCTTCTACAAAACCATTGTTCCATGCATTATGTAAATCGTTTTTATCATAGCAAACATGTTCTTTAAGCATATCTATCTCAGCATTTTTCATCAATAGTTTTGCATAGAATATGAGAAATAAAGATATAAAACTAACTATTACTGCTATTATTATCAACATCTTTTTGTTTATTAATTATTTTGTTAATCTCTGCCAGGTGCTCAAGTCTAATAGCTTCAAGCTCCTCTTCTTTTTGTACTTCTTTTACAGACTTAAAGAATCCTTGTAGCATCTTGGGATAGATGGGTGTACCTGCAGTCATGATGATCTTCTCATCAAGTTCTTTGTTATTACCTTTACCTATACCAATGTACCACTTAGTTTCATAACCATTGTCTACTTTTACAATGCCTATCTTATCAAACCATATAGAGTCTACAATTTTCATAACTTAAGAGTTTTAATGTTAGTCTTCACCATCATTTTTATTTAGTTTTTTTATCAATGTATTAAGA